CTTTGCAGATCTCTCCGCAATAGTTTTGTAGTCCTCTGTTAAATATTTATCTATCTGTTCTGGATCCATCTCTTCGTTTGGTGTCCCACCTAAATTTGCATTTATTTCGGCCATTGCGAATTTACGAACCATGTCAGATTTCTTATTTAATATGTCACTAACAACATCATCGTTTGTTTGAATAATATTAATATTCCTAGGTCGTTTACTTTCTTCACCAAGAAGAAGGTCTATCTTAGGTCTAATAATATTAATATCTTGGGGCGTAGCAGGAAATCCATCATCAACTTTAAAAGGATTAGTTACATGTTTGAGATCTTCTTCCTTGTAATTACCATTATAAAGTTCATAATTTGTATTTAATCTTTCTCGTCTTGTTTTTCCACCGGTAAAAGAGCCAGTCCCTTCGCGACCTATGATTGCGTCAACACATGAGTGTTGCCACTGTTCGGTCTTTCTAGACTTACCCAATTTTTGTGGGGGAAATACAGACATTCCATACTTAGCCATAATTAACTATATTTTCTTACATCTTTATAGATGCCTGATGGAAACAAAAACTTGGTCTTATCCTCGTCAACAACCTTCTTTACTTTGACATGATGAAGTTGTTCACGGTATATCATGACCATCATGAATGCCATCACTCGGTCAAAGTTCCCATCATCGTTATAAGACACTAATTCTTCCAGCAAGGGCAGGGATAGTATCTTGGTTAAATTCTTTTTACCTGGAGAATATTCTTCATTAAGCCAATCCTTAATTAATCCTTCTCCCCAGTCCTTAATAGACTGAACCATGTGAATACCCTTATTACGCTGAACCTTACTTTCTTGTAATATATCTTTTATGATATTTGGTTGATCAGCTAGTAAATATTCGCAATGTTTATGTGTAAAGTACGAAAAGAGACCTTTCTTTTCATTCTCATACAAACATGTCGCTTTATAATACAATAACAATTTACGAACATTTTCGTAGTATTCATCAGCAGTTTCAGGTCTACCTGTGTATTCTGCTACTGGTATGTCATAATAAGACTCGAAGTTCTGTATCCGTTTATATATAAAACAGCTACCTAAACTATTAGTCGTAGACTTATCATGATCATAAGGGTCACACCCTCCTATGTAAAGTCCATATGGTGGATCTATTACTGGGTGTTCCCATATTACAATAGCGCCGTCCTTATTAACACCTTTGGAAAGTCTGTATGTAGACAAGTCCCTAGCCTTAGCATCTATACTCCATTTTATATTTCCCTGTTCATCCCAAAATAGTTCGCCTACTTGCTTGAATCCCTCTATAGTTTTTGAGTTTCTAAGAGTTGCAAGGTGACGTATTAGGTCCTTTTTAGGAAATATATTGCTACTTAAGTTAAGCGTCGCTTCTTCGGGAGTAAAAGGTCTTTCACAGATATATCTATCAATTGAGCTTTTATCACTCGTTGATTGGAAAACCTTCTCTCTCTCATCTATACAATATTGTAATGCGATTTCTTTTTTGCTGTTCCCATCGGGATCCATAAATTGATAGGGATCTTCTTTAGGTCCAGACATATTATAATACTGAGGTACGAAGAATCCACAAGTTGTATCTAATTTACCTTCGTCCCATATGTTTTGAATAGGTAAACAACCGTAACCATCTGGTTCGTAGAACACGTCCTTCAAACCTTCATAGTTAGCTTCCTCTGTACCACCGGTACCATACATTACCATTAAACCAAATGTCTCAGCGTCCTGTGCGACAGATGGCATGGCTATTTGCCAGGCTTCTTTCAAGCCCGGAAACTTTCCAGCTTCTTCCCAGAGAATAAGTTTAGCAGCCTTACCCCTAGCCTTTTGAATATCATTCTTAAGGGTAACACCAATTATCTCTGACTTAAAGCCCATTTCTGTTTTAACACCATTTATATCTGCGACAAATGATGCACGCTTATGCATTTTCTGATCAACCTTCTGACGCTTCTTAGCCCAAGCTGTATGCTCATCTATGAAGTCCATGAAGTCCCAGGCTTTAGTTAAAAGCCCATCCCTAATCAAAAATTCAGCCTCTGATGCTATTGCATAAGACTTACTATCTGGTATTAAATAAAAATTACGACAAAGCATTGATCCACCTTTATATGAATAACCTGCACGTCTACGCTTGATAACAGACAAATGTTTGCCCTCTTCTTCTGCAGTTTCTATCATATCAAAGTAAGCCTTATCATAGTCCCAAAAATCAGGAAAATCCTTTTCCCTTTTAATGACTATGATCTCTTTACCAGATCGTTTATGTTTTTCTTTTCTACTGACTACCTTTATAATTTGACAATAATTCAAATAGAAATAGAAGTAACCCGAGATGTGGTCACCGTCAGGTGAAAAGTAACCATCTAAACATCGTTTGGATTCTTCTATCCAGTACTTACGCCATTCCGTTGTTCCCTCCGGAGCGCTCGTGTAATACCCATTCTCTGTAAAACATAATGCGGCTTGCTTAAACTTGTCGCTATTTTCTATATATTTTACATCTATTTCCGCTGTCACTGCCTTGCTTTATTTTCATTAATCTATTGCTTTTTCGACATACGTTTCATCCGTTAATTCAAAAAAACCTATTGAGGTTCCTCCTCTTGCTGATTGTATATTAGATTGCTCTTGTCGTACAATTTCTTCAAGGAGTTTGACGGACTTAACAATCGGTCCAATGCTCGATAAGTTCTGTGCCAATTCCTTAGCTGAATACACTGGCTTTCCATCTTCGTCGACCTCTTCGAAATCAATTTTCCGAAAGTATCCAGATAATTTGTCAATTGCTGAAAGTGCTTCTTCGTATAACCTAGATGTAGGGGTTTTTTGAAGAGCCTGAAAGACCTTAGCAGCCTCTTTAACTTTCTGATCTCCTTCCCAATTAACATCTTTAAATAAAGTCTTTTTAAGGACCTGACCACGCTCATGTTCCGAATATCCCCTATACGGGTTATCCAAAGAGTTGTCATTGAGGAAGGTGATGTAAGAAATTTCATTGAATGCACGTTTTTTACCTTTTGATTTATCTCGCTCGTACAGGGTCTTAAACGCAGGAATTCCCAAAGGTTGGGAATCCAATACTACTTCGTCACCCCGAATATCGAATATCTTCATACTAATGTTACGTTAAGTTAATAAAAAGGTTACAGTTTTAGATATTAAAGTTATATAACTTACTTGCTTTTCCTGTAATCTTTATATCTTTGGTATACTAAATTAATAGAATCATAATTCTTCTCCTCATGAGCATCCCTTAATATTGATTCAAATTCGCTATAATGTTCACATTCTGGATGATAAGGATGCATTACTTCATAGACTTCCTCTATGTTCTTTATTAAATAATTAAATCGTCTACCCATTAGTTTAGTTTTATTAATACTTTCTTTCTGTGCAAATATACCAAAATACTTGATACGCACAGCACGATCATTATGAATGTCCTCCATTACATGCTTAAAAAACAATAGCGGATAGTATGCTATTGTCTGCACTACCCGCCTGTCTTTCATAGTCAATAAAGAGATTTCCTTCAATATTTTTCTAATCTCAGGATTCTTTTCTGCTATCATTATTTTTTGAAACCTATAATATTATCATCCCCATCTTTATTCTCTGATTGGAATTTCTCCCAAGCAACAAAATCTACTTTTACAATGAGCCCAAATAATTTCCAAACAAATACACCCTGTTCATATGAACTTATAAAACCGGGATTTACTTCAACTATCTGATCTACTGCCCATCGTTCTTTCTTTAAAGGAAACCAATTCTTAGAAGAATAATACTTGACTTTTTCCCTAATTTTCTTATCAGAGATAACATTAGTTTGTTTCATCTTCAATGTGTATGTTAAAACTTATATTAACGATATTATCGTTTATAGTAATAGGAAACAGTTTGTTAACTTCGTAACCACCTTGTTCATTCTTTACTATTAGACGTTTACTTTTAAGATCTGAGATGTACTTCGACAAATTGTTTTTATTTATCAATGTATCCCTCATGATCGCTTTTCTACTAGCTGCAGTTAACACGTCTTTAACTTCTGTCTCTAGGACAGGTTTCCACTCGTTATCAAGCCTCAACAGAATAGAGAAGATTTCCATTTCTCTAGGAGGAAGCTCTAACAAACCATTAAGAATCTTTGCTACCCTTCGATATAGATTTCTTCTTTTTACTGTCTGGTTGTACTGCATTTTTCTTTATTTTCTTTTTAGTTTTCTTTACCACAAGATCTGCATCTTTGTCTTTTTCTTCTTCTACTTCCTCTACCTTAGGTTTTTCTTGTACCTCAGCTGATGCTTTAAATTGCTCTGCCTGTTCCTCTCTCTCCTCATCTGTCATCACCCTCGTAGAACGTGTATAAAATAACTTTAACGTAGAACCACATTTGTCACAACTAAGTGCAAATTCATGTTTGTCTGTAGCAGGGAGGTAGAACGACAGTCCGCCGTTTACGTCCTCTTGGATTACCTTACGCTCCCCGCAGACATTACATGCTTGTGTTAAGTGGCCATAATCAAAAACTTCAAAGTCTTGTTTTTTATCTGCCATTACTTTTATCTAAACATTGTAATAATACATGTCTTCATTATAAGAACCATCACAAAACAATTGTCCTACAATACCGTAGTTAGCAATATGTCGTGCTTGTCTGCGAAGTTTCTTAGTTTTCCTTTTATACTGTTTTTGTGTACAGTAATACGGGCACTCCGAAACATATGGACATGTAGGTTCATCTGCTCTTATAAGTTCCCTAGGAATATTATAGTACCCTGTCGTGCAAGGCCTTCTAGTAATTATAATCATTTTCTTATTCTTTTATTTCAAAATATAGATCTGGCCTTTTTAAAAATACGTCAATTAT